TTCTACTTTTTTCTTGTTTAAAAAGGTTAGTATATGGATCATCACTATACCAAAGATTAGAAAATACTGCTTCACCTATGGAGTTACTTTCTACTACTAAATAAGCATTATTATAATATCTACCTATATTTTTAAGATGACAAGCTAAATCTTGTACTGTACATTTTCCAACATATTCAGCCACTTGTTCATAATTTTCAATATCAAGAACTTGTATAGCAGAAAAGTCTGCTGAAGTTCCAGAAGATGGGTCGCTTGCAACAATATATCTTTTTTTTGGTTCTGGTTCTTTCCATACCCAGAAATCTTTTAAAGGTCTTCCATTAATAAGATTCTTGGTAATTGGTTCTTTGATTTTGAGCTTTACTTTTTCCATTATCTCGTTAGAGAAAACGGAATTTCCCATAATAACAAAGTCTCTAAGAATTTCTTGACGATATAAAACATCACCAAGGGTTTGATATTGAAATCTAAGCCAATCATTTTGTTTCCAATTTGTTTCTATTGGTGAAAAGAATTTTCTTGCTTCTAAATAAACTTCTCTATTGTTAAAATAATCTCTTTTTTCAAAATCAGCTAATTTATCATTATATCCTTTATGAGGGAAAATATCAGGATCATCAGGAACAGTCCACCAATCAATAGAAAACAACGCAGAAGTTTTATCTTCAGAAATTCCCCCAACTTCTTCAAGCTGCTTTACTTGAGTATAATACCAATAACCTTCAGAACCTGGAATACATCCATTGCTTGTAGAAATAGCTAATAATTGCCCTCCTGTCTTGGCTAATGAAGCTTGAACAGAAGCCACTATACCTTGTATAATTGTATCAGTAGAAAAGAAAGCAGCTTCGTCTAAAACAACACAACTTGGGCTTGTTCCGCGTCCAGCAGTTTTAGATCTTGCGAAAGCATCTACAATAGATCCATTAGAAAATTTTAAAGATTTTACATTATTAACATCAATTTTTACTTCTACAAAAGGAGGAAGCGTTTCTAAATTATCTTTTATTTTCCCAAGAAATTCTTGAGAAGATTTTGAATCTTTAGATATTATTAATATCCATTCTTTTGGGAAAAATATAGCTTTCCACAAACAATATAATGAATTAATAGTAGAAAGTCCAGTTTGCCTTGATTTTTGATAAATCACTTTCTTATATTTAAGGAGATTTTTTAATATTTCTTTTTGAAAGTAATAAAGGCTAGCTGGCTCTTTCCCTTTACCTGGAATAGTGATAAAACAGTAGTTTTCAATAAAATAAGCAGGGCTCATTTTACATAAGAAAAATTCTATTCCAACATCAACCAATTCAGTTTTCTTAGAATTGTATGTTGTTATAAAAAAAGAGTTTTTTGCCTTAGCAAGACATTCTTTTAATGTTGTATTTATTCCATATTTATTTATTTTATTTTGTATGCTATTTATAAATTCTTGTTCTTGCTTATTCACAAATTACCTCCAAGATGCTATCAATGTTGTCAATTTCATAATATGGTATTTCTATTAATTTTATATTATTTTCTTTACAAAATTTTCTTTTCTTTTCATCATTAAGAACTTGTTTTCTTAATGCTTCTTTGCCTCCAAATATATCAACTGCTTCGTAATGCTGTCTTCCTTGAAACTCAATACATAGATTTATATTTGGTATATAAAAATCGAAAGAAAGTGTTTCATTTTTTATTAATTTTTTCTGTTCTTCAAAAAAGATATTCTTCTTAATAAGAACATCTTTCACTAATAGCTCCCCTTTAGATGCGTTACATTTAGGGCACCCGCTACCATTTAAATGATGTTTTACGCTTTGAAGAAAATCTCCATGTACTTTGCAAGTAATTAAAACTTTATCATCATATCTTGTATAGACAGTTTTACTATAGTCAAATAATTTCCCATGTATCTTTTCTGATTCTTGTATAAACCAGTCTGTTGTTTTTGTTAACTTGGATTTTAATATTTCTGTGCCGCATTTTCTACATCCGCTACCGCTTAAATGAACTAATGGAGTTTGCTCAAAAGCACCATGTATAGGGCAAATAATCTTTACTTTAGACTTCATTCCTTGATAATTTGTCAATGAATAATCATATTTATTATTGTGTGTAATCTGTGCTCTTTCTATAAATTCATAAGAAGTTAGTGTTTTACTTTTAGCAATTTTATTTGGAGAACATTTAGAACATCCACGTCCTCTAAGATGCTCTCTTGGTTCCTGTTCAAAAACACCATGTATGGGACAAATAATCTTTACTTTAGCTTTGGAGCCATTTAATTCAACTAATGAATAATCATACTTATTATTGTGTGTAATCTGTGCTCTTTCTATAAATTCATTAAGAGTAATCTGTTTTTTTACATAGGAACATTTTTTACAGCCATTTTTATTTAAATGGCTCCTTGGCTCCTGTTCAAAAACACCATGTATGGGACAAATAATCTTTACTTTTGTTGTTGAATTAATAAATTCAACCAATGAATAATCATAAAAGTTATTATGAATAACTTCTGATTTTTTAATAAAGTCTTCGGTAGTCATATGAATTAACTTACCACAAGATGTTGTTCTTGTTTGTTCACAGATTATCTCCACAATGTCATAAGAACTACGATTCTTTTGCTTTTTTTAATATTAAATTATATTCATTATTTTGCTCAAATATGTCTTTATAAGAAATAAGATATTTTGAAAATTCAATTAATTTTTCATTATTATTAAATAATCTTTTGGTTGTATTATAATCATTTTTATCTAACATAAAATTATTATTAACAATAACTTGATCGGTAAGTTCTTCTAAAACCCCTTTCTCTAAAACTATCTTTAGATATTCTTTTTTTAATGGGATTATATCTGGATTGCCATTTTTATTAATAATTCTTTCTTCGCCTTCTTTATATTTTGGCTGTGAAAATATTGTTATATATCTGGATTCAATATTTAAATCTTCTATTGTATATTTAATAGCTTTTTTATCTTTATTATCTAATAATTTTTTAGAATTATTTACATATTTATCAAGAGCTGTTTTATTTCCTTTTTTAAAATTTTTAAGATCTTCTTTTACTTCTTCTTTTGGAAAACCTTTTTTAGTTAATAAATTTAATATAAAATCTTCGTTACGCTTATATGATATAAGACGAGATTTAGGATATTCAGCTATTGGCTTTACATAAGTGTTCCTTAAAGTTTTTATTCTATCTTTATAAAGAATAATTTTTACTTTTCCTATTGATGGAGACATTTCTTCCCATTTTTTTGTTTTTTTTAATTCGGAAACTTTTGATTTTCTCATAGTGGCTATTTCTAAAGAATTTTGTTTATCACTTGCTTTTGTATTATATTCTTGACCTTGTAAATATCCAGATTCTAATATTTTAAGTAAATTTTCAGCATTTGTATAATGATATAATACTGACGCCGTTGAAATATCTTTTAATTCTTCTCTCAAAATATCTAAAATTGTCATTTTATATTCCCTCTCACTTTTTGTATAATATCTTTTAATTCTTTTTTTTTCTTATCAGATGGGAATAAAGAACTTCTATATTTTTCTTTTTGTTCAGATTTTAATTTTTTATCTACATTTAAAAGTGTTTTAATAAGTTTGGATTTTAAATTTGGGAATAAAGAATTCATACTTTTGAAGAAAATTGGATCTTTGATTTTTTGTTCAGCAAGATCTGAAACATCTGTTTCACTTACTGAAATAAATATTTTATCATAACCATTTTCATAAAAAGTCATAACGAAATATTTTCCTTCAGTTTCTTCTTTATTTGGTGAAAAGGATTTTCTCCAACTATTGGAAGGTCGTTGTTTATATGCTTCTATTTTAATTTTATCTATTGAGTTTCCATTAACATGAATAGGTTTTGTATATTCTATTATATAATCATTTAAATAAAACAATCTTTTATTTTCATAATTGACGTTTCTTTTTATGATAAAATCTTCATCTCTTTTTATAATTGAATTTGGTATATATTTTTTATCAACTATTTGTTTTAAATCTTCTGGAACATCTTTCATAGTAATTCTTCTAATTCCTAATTCATTTAGATTTTCACCGCTTCTTAAGGTTTGGCAATAAATCATACAATAAGAAAAATTTCTTTTTGAAAAAATAAATATGTATTGTACACCATCTTTCTTATAAACATCTATTTGCCCTATTTTGTTTTCAGAAGACAATCTTACATTTTGATCGTTGAAGAATTTTTCTAATTTTTCAACAATATTTTCATTATTAAAATCCATACCAAAAGCAAATTTTCTTAAAGTTTCTTGGCTATTAATATTATAGCTTTCCTTATACCATTTATTTATGGTTTCTGTTTTAAAAGGTTTAATTGGATTCTTTCTATATTTTTTAGGAATAGCTTTTTCTTCTTCTTTACTTATTTTATTTTTTACATCTACAAAGGTTTTGTTTCTAATTTTTATTTTTTCTAATAACTTCTCTGGAATAATTTTTAATAAATTAGAAAATGTTTTTACACTAGGAACAGTGTCATATTTATCCATGAATTGAATAACAGGTGCTATATTAGTGTTATTAGTATCATTAGCATACTTGTTTAATTCAGTAAAGAATAATTGATAAGCAATATCTTTATCATAATTTCTTATAATATATAAAGGGGCTTTGTTGTTATAATAATCAAAATGATGCTTAGAAGCTGCTGTACACCAGCGAGTTTTTCCTTCTTTAGTAGTAGAATATTTACAAGAAGCAGCAAAAGTTTTTGGTATTAACATTTCCCAACCATTTTCATCTTTGGGATATATAAAGGATACTTCTTTTGTAGTATCCTTTATATTAGTTTTCTCAGCAAAAATTCCATTTACTTTTTTCTCAAATTCGTGGTCGTCTTTTAAATCACCATTGACAAAGTTATTAAACAAATCCTTATATTTTTCTTTTGCTTCTTTTTTGTCTTTGTTTTTAAAATAAGAAATATAAGGATCAAAATT